GCTGGGGCCTCTTTAAAAGCTCCACCATGCGGGATGACTCGGCTTTGTGCAGAGGCTCAACGTTGAGGTTGAGATTAGCGAGGTGAAAATCCTCGATCCCGCTCCTGAATTTAATTGCGGAGTAGAGCAGTCTGGCAGCTCGCTTGGCTCATAACCAAGAGGCCACTGGTTCAAATCCAGTCTCCGCTACCAATTCAGCCGCGCGGGAAATAGGGCAGAAAACATCGCGGCACGCATACGGGAACTAAACCCGCCACGCCTCTTAACAATGCGCACCAGGGCGGGTTCTTTTTTGACTCATCCCGAAAGTATGGATGTTTTGGCCATCCTGCTTTCAAGTCCCCGATGACCGCGCGCCGTGGGCGTGGGGAGCGGAGAACATTTTCCTCAAGAATTCCCCATTCGGAAATCGCTTTCGTCCCGACCTGACGCCCTGGCTAAAGGAGCCGCTGGAAGTTTTCCCGAGCAATCACATTTCCGAGCTGACGTGCATGTGTTGCGTCCAGGGCGGGAAGACAATCATCGTGCAAGTGGCGGGCGCATGGGTGATGCGCTTTGAGCCGGACACGATGATGATCACGTGTCAAACGGACGATGACGCAAAGGACTTCGCCCGCGAGCGTCTCTGGCCGATGTTGGAAGCCATCCCGGAAATCGCGGCCAAGCTTCCAGCGGATCGCACCAAGAAAAGCCTCTGCAAAATCTCGATGCGCGATTCATCCGTGATCATCCACGGCGCGAACCGCAACAATCTCCAGTCGAAAAATATCCGGTGGATATTCAATGACGAGGTTTGGCTCTGGAAGAAAGGCTTGCTAGACGAAGCGCGCAAACGTGGCACGCGCTACTGGAATCGGCGGCGCGTAAACGTTTCGACGGCGGGCGAAAAGGGTTGCGATCTCGATCTCGCTTTCGAGGCTGGGGACAAGCGCGAGTGGCACCTGCTTTGCCCTGACTGCGCACAACTCAATAACCCGCGCTGGGAGCGCATCAAGTGGCCCAAAGACGAGAGCGTAAAACTCGACAACGGCGAATGGGACTACAGCAAGATTAAGGACCGCGCGTATTTCGAGTGTGAGCATTGCGGCGCGCGGCATCAGCACACCGACGCAATCCATAAGCGGATGAATGAGGGCGGCAAATACGTCGCCACCAATCCCAATCCCAAACCCGGATGGGTCTCATTCCGTTTCAACGCGCTTTGCCTTTCACCCTCGGAAGTCTCATGGGGCGATCTCGCGGTGGAGTGGCTGACGGCGGAAGCGGAATACGACAAGGGCAATGAGACGCCGCGCAAGGAGTTCATCCAAAAACGCCTGGCTGAATCCTACGATCCCAACCGCTACGTCAAGTTTGAACGATTGCCGTCCGCGCCCTCAGAAGAATGGCCGGATGAAACGCACCGCTTCATGACGGTTGACGTGCAGGAAACCGAGTTCTGGGCGGTGGTGCGCGCATGGGCAAAGAACGGGGAGAGCCGCTTGCTTTGGGCGGGGAAACTTTCGACATGGGATGACATCGAAGCGAAAGCCGCCGAGATGAAAGTGAATCCGGCATGCGTCTTCGTGGACGCCGGATTCGATCAAAACAAAGTCGTGCGCGAGTGCGCCAAGCGCAATCGGCTGGCGAGCGTCGGCGGGCGCATGGATTGGGTTGGATGGAAGGCTCTGGACGGCGAGAACCAGGAGCGCAAAAACTTCAATTACAAACCAAAAAACGCAAAGGCGTTTCTTCTGCCCTACTCATGGCCCCCGAAATATCTGAGCGGAACTAGCGGCACGGATAGAAAAGCGGGCGCATACGCCAAGCTGCATCTTTGGTCCAACCGCACAATCAAAGATATCCTCGTCCGGCTCCGCGATGGTAAGGGCGCGAAGTGGCTCGCGTGCGAGGATGCTCCGCAAGATTGGCATCAGCAGATGTTTTCGGAGCGGCGTATCCGACTCTGGGACAAGCTCGGGAACGAATTGGTCAAATGGGAACGCATCGGCAAGCGGCCTAATCACCTTTGGGACTGCGAAGCTATGCAGGTTGTGGCGGCGTGCATGGCCCAAATAATCGGCGACAAGATCGAGCGGGCAGAGGCGAAACCAGAAGAATTGGCCGTGGCTGAGTAGGATTGACTCTTGCTCGTGTCACGTGGCAGTCAACTACCTTTTCAAGAAGCCGGGCACAGAGGCGGCGGAGCAAGCCAGCCTCGAAGCCGAGCTTGTGAAGCTGCAAGGGGAGCTGCTCGCCGGAAAAGTGCGCACAAGCGTCAGCTCTGGCGATGTCGCATCGGGTAGTCAGGTGGAGGTTTCAATTAAGGAACGCATCGCGCTGGTTCTGCGCCGCCTTAATCAACTCGACCCCGATACTTACTCCGCTGCTGACTGCATTCGCATCACGCGCACCCGCGCTCAAATCTACCAAGGCTAAGTCATGGCTGCCGACTCGATCCCATTTCTTGAGAAGCAGCGGCTCTCGCTTCTTGCGTCGTCGAACAATCTCGTTACGACGGCGACTCAGAACAATGACCGGCGTCAGGTTCCGATGTTGGATCGCGATGTTTACCGGAACATTTCGAGCTATGGCCGTCGCGTCCTGCAAAGTCTGGGGCGATACCTTACCCTAAATGTTCCGCAAGTGCGCGGCGCGGTTTTGGAGCAGGCCACGCTCGCCACTGCGGGCATCATGTCGCAGTTTTACGGGAGCAACCAGAACTTCAAAAACATCGCTGAGGACTGGATTATTGAGCACAACCGGATTTGTGATGTCCGGGGCCGTCCATTCACGATCCAAACTCTTTACCGGAATCTCGCGCTCGCCCTCTGGCGTGATGGCGAAATGGGCGTCCTATTCACCGAGGGCGCGGGCGGATACCCGATGCTCCAGGTCATTCCGAGTCATCGCATCGGCTCGCCAGAAGGAACGATCATCATTGAAGATGGCCCGTTCAAAGGATCGAAGCTCCGCGACGGCGTAATCCTTAACGACTACGGGCGCGCGATGGGCTATCGCATCCTCCTTGGTGACACGCCCGACTACGCGAACTATCTCGACGTTTCGGCGAATGACATGGACCTCTGCTTCATTCCGGAGTTCCCGGAACAGTTGCGCGGATTCTCCCCGGTCGGGCTCGGGGCTTTCGATTGGCAGGACATCGCTGATGCGCGCCGCTTTGAATTGATGGCGCAAAAGATTCTTTCGGCCATCGCTTTGATTGAAGTGAACGAAGATGGCGAGCCCGCCCCCGGCGCGGACCTTGGACCCATCATAATTCCAGGCGCGGACGAGACCACGACCGCAACTCCGTCCAGCCTGGTATCTGAAGTTTTCGACGGCGGGCTTGTCCGTTACTTGCGCGCGCGCAGCGGCGCGGACCTCAAGACTCTCGAAAGCAATCGCCCCTCTCTCAATCGCCGCGAATTCGAGGATCAAGTAGTCCGCGCGGACATGCACGGCCTTGGATGGTCTATGGATTACTCCCTTGATCCATCCAAAGTCGGCGGGGCTCCGATGCGCGTGATCGTCGATAAGATCAATCGGATGGTTGGGGCCGTGCGCGAGTTCGGCATCGAACCGCTCGCGCGCAGAATCGATGGGTGGCGTGTCGCCAAAGCCATCAAACTTGGACTTATCCCGACTGATCCCGAGTGGTTCAAATGGGAGCATCAGTTCGCGGCGGATATCACGGCAGACAAGAAATACGATTCTGATGTTGACGTGCAGGAAATGCGCGCCGGATTGCAGTGTCCGCAAGATGCGATTGGACGCCGGGGCGGCTATTGGGAAGACGTGCAGGATAAGACCATTGCTTTCCGTAAGCGTTTCGAGAAGCGATGCAAAGAAGAGGGTATCGACCCTGATAAGGTAATCTGGCCGACGCCCAACGGCGCACCTCCCGCGCCGGAGCCTCCGTTGACTGATAGAGTGCCATCTCCGCGCGATAATTGACTCAGCCCCGAGGGGCATGAGTAGCAAGGCAACACAGGGACTTTTTTCGGCGATCTCTGGCGGCAAGGTAGAGGACGGCGTAATCCGTGGCGTCTCCGTCATCACGATTGGTGAGGCGAAGGGGCACGGCACCTTCATTGATCAGAAGTCCCTTGAAACGTTTCTCTCGGTTGCGTCCGCGCGCGGGAGTGTGCCGGTCAAAATGGACCACGGAACCGGCTTTGCGGAAATCGTCGGGAAGCTCGAAAACTTCCGAATCGAGGGCGACTCACTGCGAGCCGATCTCGTCCTGCTCAAGAGTCATGAAGCATTCGAGCGCATTGTCGAAATGGCGCGGACCATGCCGGAGAACTTCGGCCTTTCTGTTTCTGGGACTGTAACCAACGAGAAAGTAAACGGCCAAAAGTGCATCCGATGCCACGAGCTAGGCAGCGTTGACCTAGTTGACCGCCCCGCCGCGAATCCGAACGGCCTTTTTGATGTCCCTGTTGACTCTTCTGAGAGCGGCATGGCCGAAGCCAATGCATTACTTGCGAAAATCAAATCGGTTTTCGTCGATACCGAAAACGCCGATCTCGCCGCCGCCAATAAGCAGGTTACTGACCTGACGGCCAAAGTCGGAACTCTCGAAACTCAACTTGGCGCGAAGGATAAATCCATCGCGGACAAGGATACTGAAATCGCCAACCTCAAAGCCGCGCAGTCTGATTTCGACGCGAAGGTTGCCAAAGCCGCATCGGCAAAGGCCCTCGAAATCGCGGCGAGCATGGGCATCAAGCCTGCCCCGATTAATCCGGACGCGACTCCTGGCACTGCTGGCAAGCGCGACTTCAAATCTGAAGTGAAGCCCCTCTCTGGCGTGGAACGCCTCGCCTTGGAACGCAAGTAACCCACTCACCCAACCACAAAACCAAAGCTGATTTGTTATGGCCTACGCCTACTTAACCTTACTCGATATCGCGAAGCTGAACGCGGATGACCGCGTGATTCCGCTGATTGAAGAGAATCTCAACGTTGCCCCCGAGGCACGGATTCTTCCCGCGATGACCATTCCGGGGACGACTTACAATACGCTGATTCGCAGCGCGTTTCCGCAGCCGTCCTTCCGCAATGTCAACGAAGGAACGGAGCCCGTTAAAAGCACCTACGCGAACAAGCTCGTGCAGTGCTTCTACCTCGACGGCCAACTCGAAATGGACGTGGCCGCTGCCCGCGCGGATAGTCGCGGCGAGCAACACGCCCTCGAAATGGAAGCCAGTGGCATCATGCAGGGCGCGCTTACCAAGATCGGCACGCAGCTCTGGTATGGCACGGGCACGGGCGGAGACTCCAAGGGCTTCCCCGGCGCGGTTTCCGTTGTCGATTCCTCGCTCGTGAAAGACGCGGGCGGCACGACCGCTGACACAGCC